TTGGGGTTTCTGGCGCACGCCTGCGAGCCCTCGGAAAACCCCCCGCAAGCCACAGGTAGGGAAATATACGAGGCGTACCTGCAATGGTGCGCGCTGTCGGGACGAAAACCCCTGAAATATAACACCGTGTGCAAGCGCTTGATTTCACAGGGGATTAAACCCTGGCGCACCAACAGTGCCCGCGGCTTCTGCCTTGCCATCCGCCCCGCCGCCTTGCGCAACCCGGGTTGAACTGCATCGCCATCCGCCCTGCCTCCCGTCATGTCACCCGTCCCGTCACGGGGATAACCCCTTGAAATCCTTTAACAATGACAGGGTGACATGACAGGATAATAATCTACTTAACTTTATACAGGGGGGGGTATCGCTGGGCAAAAATTAAATAATTAAATAATTAAATAATCCCCCCAGCACACTGCTGTAATGTACTCTATAGGGGCCGATCTCCGCGTCACTCGTGTCACCCGACGCAACTGCGGAGAATCATTAACGAAATCCCGTTGACGGGACGAAAACCATCCCGTCACCCGTCACTCCATTGATATCATTGACCTTTTTATTCCCCTCCCTGCCCCTTGACAACCGCCCTTCGGGGGCGCATAGGATGGATGACGGAGGCAACGTGACGATAAAGACATTAAGCGGTGGTGTATGCTTGTCGCCTACCGAGTTAGCCTTTTGTCGACACTACGCCGCTACCTTGGACCTCGTCGGGGCTGTCCGTGCCAGCGGGTTGCAGACAACACGCCCCCAACAGACAGGGGAGACGTTGCTCTGCCGTCCCCCCGTGCAGGACGAGATCCAGCGCATCCGCAAGGACTCTCGTGCCAAGCACGGGGCGATCGTAGACTGGCTCGTGCGCGAGCTCGCCACTATCGCTGGCGCCAATCTCGCCGACCTCATCGAGGACGACGGCACCCTCAAGCCCCTGAGTAAGGTCCCCCGAGATGTGCAGGCAACGCTGGCAGAGTACGGCTTGACGGTCGATAAGGGCGGGACCAAGACCGCAAGGGTCAAGCAGCACGACAAGTTGAAGGCAATGCAGATGCTCTGCAGGATTTTCGGTCTCGAGCGGACCACAATCGAACACGAGATCCACGACGCTGAGGGGCGCCCGGCGCACGTGTCCGCTGCCCGCGAGGCGGTAGAGCGTGCAGTCATGGCGTTGCCCATCAGCACTGACAACGGAGGCACCGATGGTAACTCTGAGTAACGCTCTGTTCTGGCTGCTGAGCTTGGTGTTCTGCGCTTGCGTGGGCATGGTCGTCGTCATGGCTGTGGCCGCGCCAGTGTGCATGGTCCTCGCGGCTCGCGACGCGCGGCGGACTCGGCGCGGGATGCGTGCGTTGCACGAGGAGACTGGCGAATGAAAATCGGCCTCCTCGTGTTTCTGGCCGCGGTGCTCATCGTCCTAATCATGAGCGACGACGGCGACGATGATTGACGTCGATGCGCTACGCAAGCTCTCGCCCGAGCGGAGAGCCGCTTGGCTCGCGTCGCTCTCGGCCGAGGAGATCATCGCTCTGCGCTACTACTGGCCCCTGCATGCGAGGCGCGAGCAGCGAATGCCCGAGGGCGACTGGAACATTTGGCTGATCAAGGCTGGCAGAGGATGGGGCAAAACTCGCACGGGCGCCGAGTGCTGTCTCGAGCAGATCCAATCTGGGCAGGTTAGGCGTGCCGCACTAGTCGCTCGTACCGCAGCCGATGTGCGTGATACCGTGGTCGAAGGCAACGCTGGTATCCTCGCGTGCTCGCATCCATCATGGCGTCCTATCTACGAGCCGAGCAAGCGGCGCCTGTCGTGGCCGAACGGTGCTCGCGCTACTACGTACAGCGCCGACGAGCCCGACCTGTTGCGAGGTCCCGAGCACGATTTTGCGTGGTGCGACGAGCTCGCGTCATGGCGCTACGCAGACGCATGGTCCAATTTGCGCTTTGGCATGCGCATCGGTCGGCCTCGCACTCTCGTCACGACGACCCCGAAGCCTACCGCTCTGATGCGCAAGGTGTCCGAAATGAAGGGCGTCGTCACGACGAGGGGCACGACCTACGACAACAGGGCCAATCTCGCGCCCGAGTTTTTTCTCGAAATCGTGGGTGAGTACGAGGGCACTCGGCTCGGGCGGCAGGAGATCTACGCAGACGATCTGGCTGACGTAGAGGGTGCGCTATGGACGAGCGAGATGATAGAGGCCGCACGCCTCAAGTACATGCCCGACCCGCGCAACGTGGAGCGCGTCGTGCTCGCGGTCGACCCTGCTGTCACTGCCAATGAGGGCAGTAACGAGACCGGGATCATCCTCGCGTGCCGAGACAAAGAGGGGCATTACTACGTGCTCGAAGACCTGAGTGGTCGACTCTCGCCGTTAGCCTGGGCGCAGCGGGTGGCAGCGGTGGCGGAGTCGCGGCGCATTGATAGGGTCGTCGCCGAGACGAATCAGGGCGGCGACTTGGTCGAGAGCAATCTGCGTAACGTCGCGCCCGACTTGTCGTATCGTGCTGTGCATGCTAAGGTAGGCAAGCGTCTGCGTGCCGAGCCGATAGCTGCACTGTACGAGCAAGGCAAAGTGCATCATGTGGGGACGCTCGTCGACCTCGAAGCGCAGATGACGGGATGGGCCCCAGGGCAGGACAGCCCCGATAGATTGGACGCGCTAGTCTATGCGTTGGCCGACCTTAAGGCCACGCACGTAGCAGTTGTCGCGCCGAGCGCTGAGCCCGGCGTCAGCAGATGGAGGCTACCCGGTGAAAGTTATTGACCGACGTCAGGATGACGATGAGACAGTCGCCACTCCTGTCCCTGAGATAGAGCAACCTCCAGCGCCGGAGCGGGTGCTAGTCACGCCGCAGCCAGTCATCATGGCGCGATGTCCGTGCGGACAGGAGGCGCGCATCGCGCATCCGGCAGTCGTGCGACAGGTGCTCGGCAACCCCGAGTTTCGGCTTGAGCTCCCACCTTGCCCACAGTGCGGCAAGGTTTGCATCCTAGCATGGCCGGAGCAACCGCGCGTCGTGCACGCGACAGCCGCGCCCAACAGGCAGCAGCGTAGAGCGATGGATGCGATAGCTAGGCGAGGACAGCATGCCTAAGCAGGCTCGACCCAAGCGCAAGGCGCGCGACGATCTGGCACGCACGACGCACGTCGACGAGGACTACTCCGAGTGCGAGTGCGGGCGGCGTATCCGGTCCGACGAGGCGTGGTGTCAGCGTTGCATCAGGAAAATGCAAGATGAGCGAGCGTGAGCTGCGAGCCGCTGCATCGCGCATCGATGCGCGTTCGCGCCCACTTGCCCGGGATGTGCTCGCCTTGCTGCAGCGATTTGCTAAGTTGGTCGAGTGGCGGGCAATCGAGGCGGCGAGGCGTAAGGCCACGTTGCCGATGCCCCGTGTGCGGCTGGCGAAAGCCGACACGGACGACTCTCTCGAGGCCGAGCTCGCGCGCATCCTGCGGGTGTACGGGTCGCAGCAGGCGGGCGACGCCGCCAAGCGTGTTGGCGCGGATGGCGTGCCTGATGAGTTTGTGCAACGGTTAGCAAAGCGCTCTGTCTACACTGCTAAGCAGATACTTGTGCGGACGAACGCTGAGGTTACTCGTAGCGTCAATCGAGTCATAGTTGAGGGTCTCGCAGAGGACCCACCTGCAACAGTAGCTGATATCGCTAAGCGCATCAGAGAGCAGTTTCATGGCGTAGGTGCTGGGTCGCCTGGCAGTGTCACGGACCGCACCGTTCGGACGGGACGGACCGAGCGTCTCTCGACAGACAGGGGCGTGTTGTATTGGATCTCGTCCGAGCGTGCGGCGACGATTGCACGCACTGAGATTGGCGAGGCGGAAGAGTCCGGCAAAGTCGCGGGTTACGAAGCCATCGGGGCTTGGGGCATGGAGTGGCTAGCACGCCAATGGCCACAGGGTAGACATCAGACGATGAACGGGAAGAAGGTTCGGATGGGCGAGAAATTCCAATACCCGGATGGGTCGACAGGGAGTTATCCGCGCAGCCCCGATTCGCCTGTGAAGCATCGCGTCAATTGCCAGTGCACGACTAAACCTATTTTCAAACGCGGGGGGTAAGTGTTATGCTGATGGGGCTTTTGCGCGGGAAGCGACGGACGGTACGGCTGCAGTGCGTGATGGGTCCGCTGGTAGTACCGCTGCGCTGGGGTCCCACAGTCCTCGCCTTGTTTCGGGGCGAGGAAATTGACTGGGCCACGTTGAACTGAAGAGGGTGTGATGTCCGACCTAGAGCAGGCAATCAAACCGGCACCCTACCTATGCGAGGTAGGTGTGTCTGGCGTCAAGCGTTACGGTGGATACATCTACGAGGAATTTCTGTCCAACTTGCAGGGCAAGGCTGGGCAGCAAGTCTACCGCGAAATGATGGCCAATGAAGCGGTTATCGCTGCGTCGCTATGGGTGTTTCGCGTGCTGTTGCAGCAAACGCCTTGGTACCTCGAGGCGGCCGACGACTCCCCCCAGGCGACCGAGGTACGCGATTTCTGCGACGAGGCGTTGCACGATTTCGATGGCGGGATGCCTGCTCTCATCGCGCGTGCTCTAACTGCGTTCGGGTACGGGTTCGCGCTGTGCGAAAAGGTTTATAAGATCCGTCGCGGGCCCGAGTACCCGATGCCCTATCAATCGCAATATCATGATATGCGCTGGGGTATTCGCAAGTTGCCTCTTCGCAAGCAGACGAGCATCGAAGAATGGATCTACGACGACGTATCCGGTGATAACTTGCGCGGCGTTGTTCAGTTGGCTGAGACCGATGCTCGGCGTCGTATCATTCCAATCAACAAGTTGCTGCATTTTCGCTTCAAATCGGTGTCCGAATCACCTGAGGGAGAGAGCGCGCTCAGGCCATGCTATCCGAGTTACTACGCAGTAAAGCACGCCCGATTCATCGAAGGTGTTGGTATCGAGCGCTATATGGCAGGTATCCCCGTCGCGACCGTGCCACCGTCAGTGCTCGATGCAAGCGCGGGTAGCAAGGAGGCCGCGACCCGGGAGGCGTTCGAGAAGCTCGTCTCGCGCGTGCGCCGTGATGAGCAAAGCGGCATCGTCATGCCGGCCAAGTTGGACGCGGACAGTCGACCGACCGGCTACGACTTTTTTCTGCTGTCGGGCGGTGGCGACAAGCCCGCCGACGTCGACCCGGTCATCCGACGCTACGAGAGCCGGATGGCGATGGTGCTGTTGACCGAGGTCATGTTACTCGGCTCCGACAGCATGGGATCGTATGCGCTGAGTAAAGACAAAAACGAGATGCTCGTCACGGGGTTGGCTGCCATCCTCGATTCGATTTTCGAGGTAGTGCAGTCGCAGCTCCTGACCGAGCTCGTGAGCATCAATGGCTGGCCGACCGAACTGACGCCACAGCTCAAACACGGCCCGATCAAAGCCCCGAATATGGCCGACCTCGGGTCGTTCCTTTCGTCAATGGCAGGCGCTGGGCTTGTTGTGCCTGGTGAGGCGGCCGAGACGTGGGCCCGGGAGCAACTGGGGATGCCTGCCGAGGAGCGTCCGACGTTCGCTCGAGAGGCCGTTGCTCCGGTGGACGCGTCGCTGGGTGAGCCTGCCGCGCCCACCGCTGCCGAGGATAACGTGCAACAGCAGGTTCTCAATGGCGCACAGGTGACCGCGTTGGCGGATGTTGTGCAACGCGTCGCGGCCGGCGTGCTACCTCGTGACGCGGCGGTCGGCATTGTCTCGGTCGGGTTCAGGATGACGGAGGCCGACGCGGAGCGCTTGTTGGGGTCTGCGGGCCGAGTTGTCATCCCGGGGGCAGCCAATGCATTGTGAACCTAGGTGCCCGATATGTAAGGCAAAACTCGCTGAGAGTATCGACGGGCAATGGGTGATACGTTGCCGGCGGTGCGGCTTTGTCTCGGGCCCCGGCGACCCTTATGAGCGCGCGCCGTACCCGCTGCGGTGCTCGGATTGCGACCGTCTGCTTGCTCAGCATGCCCCCGGGGTCACGGACGTCACGTGCCCCCGGTGCGGAAAATCGAACAAGAGGCTTGACATACTGAGCGCAGTTGCGATAGTAGTAGAGTCTCGGGTTTCTCCTTCCCTGTGGCCATCGTGCCCTGACGCGGCAAAGATGTCGGGGCACGATGGCCGTCCTGCATGCCAAACTGATCAAGGCGACCAGCGACAAACGGCTGGTGACAGCATGGCTCTCCCAGGTAGAGGACAGCAGCGGCAACCTCGTCGTCGATGACGAGGGTGATTCTATCACGCTCGATGCGCTCGAGGATGCGCTGATCAAGGCGTTCGCCTCAGGCGGTCAGGGTCGTGTTGAGAGGCAACACAAGACGTTCGGCCTCGGCGATGTCGTGCAACATTTCGTGC